ATAAGGTCGATTGTTTTATCAACTTCAACGGCGTCAGTGACATCACATTTATATGTAAATAATTTTCCTGCAGCCTCGGGTACCTTTTCAATCAGCAACGAATGACTTTCAAGTAACAATTTATCATTACGAGAAATAATGCTGACCTTTGATCCTTCTTTGAGATATTCTAGGGCACAGGCAAAGCCAATGCCAGAGCTTCCGCCGGCAATTACCACGTGCTTGTCTTTGAGATATAGATCCATTGTTATAATTTATTAGGGTTAGTGTTGGTGTTATAATTATTAATGGCGGAGAGCTAGGGATTCGAACCCTAGATGAGTTGTTAAGACCCATGCCCGCTTAGTAGGCGGGTGCCTTCGACCGCTCGGCCAGCTCTCCGTTAATTTACTTTAAAAATTGTTGTCTTAATGATTCAAAATATTGTATTTCTTGCCCACTAAGAGTTACTGCATCAATGTTTTGCCTAAAACTATCTGCATCACGTTGTAAACTATTAATGTTGCCTGCATACTTAAAGTTTTTTGTAACACCTTTGGTATCGTAGGCATCCATAATAATATGATATCTATTTTCAGTTGATTTGTTCGTCACCTGATGATCTCTGTTTACCCAAAGAATGTACACTGAACCATCAGCTGGCATGTGTAAGTCATATCCTTCACAGTGATGTAGGCATTGTTCATTGGTCCATAAAGGAATATGTATACGAGCCATGTATATGTCAGGTGTGGCATCACTATGTAACAGTGTAGCGCCACCTGGGCGTAACAAACTAACACGGGCACGACGTGGTATAAATCCTTGAGCTTGAATTTGATCAAGTACACAAGTTATTTCACCTTGATAACCTTGAGTGGGATTTACATGTTCAAAACTATGACTAATATTCAAAAACTTACTCACACGATAATTGGGCTTACCTTCAGGGAATATAATTTTTTCTCCGGGATGACCGGTATGTCCAATTTCCCAACCATCGCGCCAGTCACCTGTGCGAGTCAGTAAACTCCAGCCGCCAAAGTTATCGTATCCATATTCGTCACCTTGAAATATAGGATCTCCTAATGTGAATACGTATTGCTCAACGTCTTTGCGCAGCTGATCTATATCTACTGTAATGTCGAGTTTTTCAAAAAACATAATTACAATATTTTATTTGCTTAGAAACACACCTTGTTTAAAGGCCTTGACCTTTTCATGAGCTGATCGGTTGCTGTCCATAATGCTACGACTGGCTTTGGCTCGTTTTTCACTCTTGGTCCATTGCCCTGCTAAGGTGCGGCTTAATTCGCTTGCTGTTTGTTGTGGCTTGGCCATGTTATTTTACCTTTGCTAAGTAGTCAACCAAACTGACCTGACCGGCTTGAATCTCTAAGAGAGCATCTACGCAAGTCACATAGCGGCTAGTGTCTTCGCGGTGAACACGTTTGAGTTCGCGTAGACGTTGTGCGCCAATCAGGACCATGTCATAGCGTCCACCACCAGCTTGACGTACACACTGTTCCATGTCAATTTCTGGACCACGACTTAAAATTCTTGCTTTCATGATATCTCCTGTAAAATACAATTATAACATACCCTGCTATGCATGTCAACTACATAGCAGGGCCGTTTCCGTTCCTAAATCCAACTTCACCACCTTCTGCTTCAATCCTTTTGATCACATCTTCAAAAAGGATTGGAGCAAAGTCAGTCTGCTCAACGCAAACACAATGATAACGCACATCAACTGCTCCGTCCTTCATCACACGATTGGCATGTAAGTGTCCGTGAATGTTAACACCAAACCGCCCCAACGACTCTTCGTGAATAGGAATGTGGCTAAGGATCATCCCGTTCATCACATGGTAGGCACGAAGTTCACGGAAGTACTTTCTATACTCGTCGTCACGGAAGATGTCGTGGTTACCGCGGATAAGCACTTTATCCCCGTTAAGCCTAGCAAGAGTGCTCATGGCCCTACGGTTAATAACAACATCGCCTAAGTGGTAGACTTTGTCAGTGGGTTTTACCCGTTCGTTCCACGCCTTGACCATAGCTTCGTCCATTTCCTCTGCTGAATCCCATGGGCGAAGTTTTGTAACACCATCGTTGCGTGTGAAGCGACATACACCTGCGTGTCCAAAATGCGTGTCGCTGACTAAAAATACTGCTGGCATATTCGCCTCCTTTCTTTATGTTATGCTGTCATCCAGCGTTGTTCCGACTCGAGTTTTAATGATTCACTTCCATCATATTCGTCTATACGGAACCTTGCACCCACCGGCACCCAGGCCACTGCTAAATCTCTGACCCCACCACAATATGCGCCAGGATATTTTAATTCCATGTAAGTAAGAATTTTATCAAGCTCTTCGTCTTCTACCCATTCGACAATGCTAGGATCATAAATGAGTTCTTCAATATGATGCCAACTATACCATCCGGCTCCAAAGCCCGGGCTTACTAATACAGCTACTTTTTGGTCTCGAATTAATTTGTTCATTTTATTATTATACTACAATTGGTAAAACTTGTCAATCTGGTACCCCGGGAAGGACTTGAACCTTCAACAGCTCCCTTTTAAGGAGAGTGCGTTTACCATTTTCGCCACCGGGGTAAACTTGGCGGTCTCGACGAGAATCGAACTCGTCTCATCCCCGTGACAGGGGGATATTCTAACCAATAAACTACGAGACCTAATACTGGAGTGGGTGATAGGATTCGAACCTACATAATACGGATTTGCAATCCGCTACCTCGCCTTTCAGTTGCACACCCACACGGTTACTGGAGCGGAATATCAGAATCGAACTGATAACAACAGATTGGAAATCTGTAGTTTTACCATTAAACTAATCCCGCCTACTACTGGCTACCCTGCACAGAGTCGAACTGCGACCAACGGTTTTGGAGACCGTTGTGCTACCGTTAACACCACAGGGTAATACTGGTACTCGGTAGGGGAATCGAACCCCTCTTCCTGCCGTGAAAGGGCAGTGTCCTAACCGATAGACGAACCGAGCAAAAATACATTACTTTTTAACTTTAAAATACACAGGGCTTTGCTCACGAGCTTTTAATGCTTCTGCGGCCCTGCGGATCTTATCCTGAAACAGTTGGGTTTTGAGTTCTTCACTCAAAGTCAAATTACTAAATTCCCAAGCCTGTCGCACAATACGATCGTTTAATTTTGTAAAATCTGTCATATTATCCTTTCTCTAAATAAAAAACCCCGGAGTGTTTAAGTCCAGGGTTCGTAAATAAAAATTTAAAACTTATTCTATTCAGAACCCCTGACACCATCTTCGCAGACCACTAGCCATAAATTGGTTTGCCCAATAATGAGTCGGCTTGCTAAAGAGAGGTGTAAGTTATTAGTCATCATAGTAAGTATTATATACGGTTATTTATACTTTGTCAACCTATTAGATCAAGAAAAAAAGGCCCCAAAGGACCTTTTTGATTACATTCAATTAATTAAAATGCATGACGAATGCCTGCGGCATACATGTTCTTGGAACTTCCAGCACCTGCTGTAGTCTGTTGATCACCAGAAGACTGTGTGCTACCAAAGATACCGTAGAGATTTGTACGCTTACTCAAGTAGTAGTTGCTACCCACTTGATAACCTGTAAATGACACAGATCCATTTGTAGAACCATATTGGTCAAATTTACCATTACCGACACTTAACCATGCATCAATGTTTGAACGGATATTACCGCGAACACCGATTTGCTGTGCTGAACGCTTGGCAAACTGACTGCTATCCAAGGTTGATGTAATAGTACGGCTTAGATACTGTGCGTATGCTTTAACAATACCAAAGTCATATGTGGCACCGGCATAGTTTTGAACATCTTTAGCACTAACAAATGTTCCGGTGTTAACATCACTAAACGCCGTTGCTGTTCCTGTGGTAAATTGTGTAAATGATTGTCTTGCAGCATTTACCAATAACTTGTCAAGGGTGTAGTCAACTGAAATACCATAACCATTGGAGTTTGTTTCCCCGCCAGTGGATGCGGCTGTCTGTGTTGTGTTCTTGTTGTTTAACTGATACATAACGTTGGCAGTAAATCCCTTGTAACTATCTGTTTGGAATGTCAACGAGTTACTAGCACGGTTAGTAAATCCAATACCATTTTCTTGGCCAGTGATGGTTGTTGCTGTGCTTGTACCAGCACCACCTGAGCTACTACCTAAGAAAATTACATCGCCGGAGACGTTGTTAAATTGTCCAGTACTAGTTTTTGCCGCCGCACTAAAAATTGGTGTATATTGACGTCCAACAGCAGTTGATCCAATTCCTGTTTGTTTAACGCCAACAAATGTTTGGCGATTTAGCAAACCAGAGTTTGAACTACCGGATAAATTTTGATCTTCCGGATACATTTGGAATTCAGCTGTAAAAAATGCACTGGCTCCACCACCGAGATCTTCATTGCCTTTGAATCCTAAACGGCTAGTCGTTTCGGCACTTTGACCAAATTGACTAATTTGAGTTTTAGTTTTAGCAGCTCCTGCGGTGCTGGTTAACTGTTGATTACTGCCAACATAACCTACATCTAAAAGACCATAGACGCTGACACTAGACTGAGCATAGGCAACGCTTACGCCAGCACTTAATAACATTGCTGTTAATAGTTTTTTCATTTAATTTATTTCCTTTTAAGAATGGGCACAGATCTGTGTCCCGTGAATATTATTTAGTAAGAGTTATCACAGGTTAGTAATTTTTGCCGACTTTCTTAAGGCTTTTAGCAGTTAACGGCATAGTTAATTTTGCCAAAAGAATAGGCTCCGAAGAGCCTATCTATTATTTTCTGTTACGAGGTATAATTACCCTAAGCAGTGATTAAACTGCTAATGGTTGGCGTTGTGCTGTACGAGCAGAGAACTTGACGTTCTTACCTGAAACAGTTACTTCGCCTGTATTTGCGTTTGCATTTACGAGGTTTGCTTGATTGACAGTCATCGCCTACTGTGTAGATCTTATCCATACTTACTGCCACGTCGAAACTGATTCATCCCCATTAAAAAACACACTCTGAGTACGTCTACTCAGCGATACCAGTACTCTGGTCTCAATTTGCACCCTTGCGGCGTGTGAGTGTATTTTTTGGTGGAGATGCCGGGCTCTGCCCCCGGGTCCGCAACCGCTTTCTTTCAAAGCATTAAACTACAATTCTGTTTTGTGGCATACTCTTTTTAAGTCTGCCTTTACTACGAAGGAATTACAACAATTCTTTAATAGATCTTTGCACTAATAGGTGCAGGTGTAAATGAACTTACCAGGGTTATGAATCCATTACCTGCTTCTAAAGTTGACCACATCCTAATTGATTTTCCTATTTCACTGCCAGAAATGCTCCAGTTATACAAATTACCATCTGTAGTTCCAGCGGTAGTTTGGAATGAGACATATCCGTCAATACTGGTCTGTTCTGCTGCTGTTAACGTTCTGCCATAATCGACTTCTGTAAAATTCGCCATTGTAAAACTCCTTTTTGTATAATACTATTACTTATCAATAATAGCAATAATATTACTTATGCGGGCACAATATTTGACGCCTGTTGGCCTTTTGGCCCTTGCACAACGTCAAATGTTACTGTTTGATTTTCTTTGAGGGTTTTAAACCCATTAATATTGATTGCTGAGAAATGTGCAAACAAATCGTCTCCGCCATTATCGGGTGTAATAAATCCAAAACCTTTTGCGTCATTAAACCATTTTACTTTACCAAATGCCATACTACTTTACTTCCTTTTAAATTAAATGTGATTGCTAATTATAGCCTTTTACAGCTTTTCCGTCAATCTTTGGATTGCCTTTTGCGTGAGCGTCTTGATGTGTTTGCACCAGATTACGATCACGCTCTGCTGGCAACTTTCCACAACCTAACCGATCCCATTCTTTTTCAGAATAGTAATACTTGTCAACAGGGTTTTTTTGCTGTTCCACGATTATACTATTTAGCATGTTTGGTGGGCCGTGATAGAATTGAACTATCACTCCTTCGATTATGAGTCGAACGCTTTACCATTAAGCTAACGGCCCTGACCTACAGTATAACACTAGGGCTCGTAATTGTCAAGGAATTGTTGTAGGTTTCCGTAAAGATTTACCATGACTGCTTCCTTGCTACCAAAGAATATGATCTTTTTGGGCATGCCTTTTACTGCATGAATATAGTAGGGCATTTGCATTTTACGATCCAACTTTAAAATGGTCTGTTGATTGAACAACAAGGGATTGTCTACGGGATATGAGTAATGTTCCAAATCCAGCTGATCAACAAATGCGTGGTATCCTACCGCAGTTAATCGCATTCCTCCGGTACTGCGTAAATTATACCACCAGGCTCCAAATGCTGTCTTAGGGCTTATGCGTTGCTCTTCGGACAACAGTACCACAAGTTCTTCGGTGAGTTTTTTCTTATCACGCACATCAAGGATAAACCTGATCACCTGTCTTTAATAATACGACGGTAAACTTGTCGGTTTTAAATTGTGTGTTGAGTTTCTTGGCCAGGTTCTTAGCATGCCCTGGATTACTAAAACTAACCTTTTTATATTTAGGTCCAGGGTATTGGACCAGCATGTTTGATGTTTTTAGATTGATAGGTTTAGCTTCAAAAAACACAGCCCATACACCTTCACTGGCTAAAACTTGTTCAGTCTTGTAGGTGACTTTGTTGGTGTATTCAATCAGTACGCTGGGTTTTGGTCGGCTCATAGCATTATATTCCTATATTTTATTTATCTAGAAATATAGGTATATTTAGAATGAGCCTCCACCTACTTGTACTGTTATTACCTCTTCTGTCGTCGACTTATTAACCCGGCTGCGTAGATCGTTCAGTTCTAACAGCAGTCTAGTGATATCGGCATGCATGTCTTTGGCCTCGGCCATAGTCATTATAAAGTCCTTGGCACCACGGGCTTCATACCCACGCACCCGGTCAACAAACTTTTGTAAGTGCATGCTCATTCTGGCACCTTGGCAAACGGTGCCAAGTCGGGTGGAGTCCACCCGTCGGGTTTGAGAATTTTGCCATCGCCACGCTTGCGAATCTTGCCAGTAACCGGATCGATTTTGGCAAAATTACTACGCATTACTTCTTGCCATGCGGCTTCTCCATTGAAGCCAGCACTGTGAATGGCACCAATAGTAACCACAAGTATGTCAATTAGTGCATCAAGATCATCTGTGCGAGTTATTGAATCTTCTAGTTCTTGAACTTCTTCTTTGATTAGATCAAGATATAGTTTGTATTGTGCGATGTTCTCTTGACCTACACTCTGTCCACACAGGCTCATAAATCGGGCTTGATCTCTAAATGGATTTATCATTTCAGTCATTGTTATCGGCTTCCTCTTGAGTATAAAATGGCCCCTGGTAAGGATATCGTTGTAGTGTAATTAACTTGGGAGCCAGCATTGCTCGCCAATGACGACCTTTTTTAACATTGTACCAGCCAGCGGCAAACCAACTTTTGCTTTTGCTGGTTTTGGTATAGACTGGTAATTGTTGTGCAACATTCCACACAGGATTATAAACACGTCCGGCCACAGCATAGCCGTAGATTTGATCTATGTTTATTTTAGGCTTGACAATTTTAGGTGCCGGTTCAAATTCAATGTTGGCGGTTCGGGCTGCCAATTTAATTGTTTTAAATTGTGCAACCTGATGGTTGATTTTGACCTGGTAGCCACCATTGCAGGCTTCTACGTTGCCGACCTTGCGATCGTTTTCTTTTAAAATCCAATATTGTTTATCTACCACTGGTAGTGCTATTAATGTCATTTGTTTGACTCCCTTTTCCTACATTCTTCCTGTACCTTGAGAGGTATATCAGGATGCCATCCACCGATGAGCATCCTGCAATCATATTTTACAACAACCACTGCGCCTTTTTTGCTGGGCCAGAATGCCAAGACCAGTGACCCAATTGCAATACTAACTGCTACTGCGGCCCAGACAATATCCTTAGCCATTTAATACTCCTTGATGTTTAATTTCGAGATAATAATAATCGCCCCACACAGCGTTCCACCAGCATCCTACAATGCTTAATCCTGCAGAATTTACCCACTTGCGAAATGTGTCTGGGCACGACGCATAAGTTTGTTCCTGTAATAAAATCACTCCATCATCAGCTAAATTCTTTTTTATATTCTTGAAAAAGTTTTGATGCACAAGCCAGTCATCATCGAGGTTTGTACGATCTGTTGTGCTCGGCATTTTAGAATAAAGAGTGTCTAAGTTGCTGTTCCAATGAGGAGGATTAGAAACAATTAAATCAAATTTTGTTGAGTCGGGTATCTCAGAGCCATCCTTGACATGTATTGGAAACACACAGTTGGCATATTGAGGCGCAAGATGTTCAATGGTCTTATCTATAGCTCGTAGTGCTGGACGGAAAATATCTCCCAACCATAATTGTTTGCATAATCCATGGCCAAGTATGTCAAACCCAATAAATCCAGGACCTGAACACCATTCATAACAACGATTAAAAACACGTCCAGGATAAAGATTCTTTAGCACAGGAACTACCTGGAGACCAAAAGTAGTTCCGCCGCCGTCCATTCCAGCCTCAAAATACACTGTGATTCCATTGGTCTTAAATTCTCTATTGAGTTTAGGCACATAATCTTCAGAAAAATAAGTTTCGTTTGGCGTTACTTTGGGCGAATTTTCTAGAATTTCTAGAAAATTAACTAATCGATCAATTTTCCTGATTTTTGTAGGATTGTTTTGCCTCATTGAGCACTCCTTTGTAAGTTTCATTCATCCAACGTCCAAAACTGTCTGCGCTTTCACTGCATTTGTTTAATTCATACTTGCCACAGAATTGCATAAAACGTACACCAACTTGGCCAATGTCCTTGTGACTGACTTGCTCACGTATGCAATCATCTACTGCTTGTTTAATTTCTTCTGGTTGTGCTGTTAGATCAATTAATGTACGATTACGTTCGTAATCGTCAAGGACTCTATGTTCTACGCCATCTGGATCGGTCCAGCGTTGTAGCATCATGTTGTTCCAACTATATCCTTGCTTTGCTCGATCTTCAAATGCTTCCAAGAGACCAACTTTATTCTTTGTCCCTTTTGTACGAACACCCGGATAAGCCGAAAACACATTGTCGGAGGAGTCACCTCGCATGCACTTTTCAAAAAGTAACCACTGTGGGTCGGGGATTTTTTTGGCCTCTTTAGTTTTTTTATCGATAACTGGTTTACCTTTGGCATCAAAGATTCCTTCTATAGTGTGTAATTCGTCTGTAATACCGTTGTATTGTTTAACATTTGAAGCAAGCAACTGTACAAAGTCAGTATCGCTTGAAATTACTACATGTTCGTCTTGGGGGTGTAAAGCAATCCAGCGAGCTATGATATCGTCGCCTTCTGCGGTAGGACACCGTAATACGCTGCAGTTGGTCCTCTCACTCAAGTATTTAGTCAAATTATCATATGTTTCCCAGAACATTTTATCTTCATCTGCTTCTGCTTCTGTTAGAGCTTGCCTAGCTACAGCACGATTGGCTTTATAGGGTTTGTAGTGGTCTTTGCGCCAGCTACGCCCTTCCAAGGCAAAAACCACATGATCCGCTTCAAATCTACGGGCCATTTTGTTGGCAGCCATCAAGGTGACATGCAGGGCAAATCCTACCTTTTCCCAAGTGTCGCTGGCACGAAATGCTCCATGCCTGGCTCTAAAGAATAAGTTAGCTGTATCTATAAGGACATATTTCATACTAACAGTATAACATATCTATACAGCAAAGTCAAACAAATTTATTGGACATAATATAATCAAGCATAAAACGGTGAAAAGCCGAATGACCGTCTTTACCAAAATGCCAGGAATTGGGCATGACTGTGTCTATGCCCGCTGAACGAATTACAGCATTGTAGGTTTGGTCAGGATCGTATGGGCCAATATAGTTAACTCCCCAATCTTTACGATCGGTAATACTGCCGAAATCATTGTTGCCATTGAAAAAAATATGCCGTATACCTTGTTCAGCAAGTTCTTGATGGAATTTCCAAATGTCTTTGTGTGCCTGTTCGGTTTTTTGTTTCCAGTTGGTATTGACTACAAAGTTTCTATACTTTTCTTGTAGTTCTTGCGGCACATGATCGATACCACTGGATCCCACTTGAAGATAATTATTGCCATAGGGCCACTCTTCACGTTCCCAGGTACTCCATTGAATAATAACTAACTGATCTGGATGATTGTTTCCGCCACCAGATAGCCATTCGCGTGTGGTTCTTATGATACGAGCATTACTGCTGGCACTTTCTGCATCGCAACGAAATCCTGATCTAAGCGTAAGACTTAATATTTTACCCCAACTGACTGCAAGATTTTCTGGATGTGGACTACGCCCTAGATAAAATAACTCAGGATCGTCTTCGGCAAAAGCATGTACGTTAACTGCTTCGGCCCCAGCGGTGTGACTGTCGCCATTTACATATAGCATCATAATATTTTTTGAACATAATCGCTTAGTTCAGTAGCCCAAGCTGATTGTGCTGCAGGGCCATAATGAAATTTATCGCCGTCGTTGGCTGGTATGTTGTTTGTTTCAAAAAACTTGGCCATGCACCCGTCTTGATCGTAGGGCTTGTAAAAGTTTCCGTGCCAGTCGACATGATTTCCAACGGATTTAAAATTATCGTAGGTGGTCCAGAACAAGTGTGGAATCTTTAGGTCTAATAGTTTTACATGCATCTGGTGGATTCGGTCATGCCAACGTTCTGTGCATTGTTGCATGTAGTCACGAGTCAATGTGTTCTTCCATTGTTCATATCGGGCCTTCATTGGTTCTGGAATTCCAAAGTCAGGGCCTCCGCATACTGAAATATTGTTATATAACCAAGGCCATTCCTCACGCTCGGTACTAGTCCAACCGATGAATAAAAATGGATCTTTGATTTTACTTGTATCGGCTAAAAAGTATTCAATGTGTGTTTCAATCCAGTAATTACTGGCACCATTTTTACTCCAGCACTTGAAGTCTTGGCCCATTTGTTTACTAAACACTGGGCCCATGTTTGTAAGATCAACCGGTTGCTGGTCTGTCTCGGTGCAACTTGGATATAAGTTACTATCTCCAATGGCTAAAATCAACTAACTTCACTCCGACCATCACCGATGTTGCGAGTCTTGACTACGCGATCACGTTCTGGATTCATTGCTTCATACTGTTCATAAGTTTCAAGAACTACGTTACGACATACAGCAGTAAACCATCGATCCACTATGTCAGAATCGGTATCTTTAGGACCTTTTTGATATCCTGCACGAACAAGATTAGCTACAAATTTCTCGTTCCAGTCTAATTCAAATGCGCCGTTTTGCATATTCTCAGGATCAATTTCCATACTAAGAATATTAACCCATGGGTCGCCACGTTCGGTAGCTAATTCCTTTTCGGTCTTTTCTACTTTTTTAGGCCGCGGCTCTGCCTTGACTTCAGGTTTTTTCTTTTTTAGAAATCGATCAAATAATCCCATACTATCCTTTAAGTTCTAGTGTTACCATAGTGTAACACAGCAATACCGGGCATGTCAAATGGTAATTTACGCCATGGATCAACTATAATACTGCCTGGCTGTATTTCACAGTAGGGTTGTGTATCGGGTGTGTTACCGGTATATTCGTAAGTGATTTTACGATTGTGTGCCCATAAAAATACCGCGGGTCCATCAATGGTATCCAAACATCCTGTACGATCATCGGCTAGTGGATCGACATAGACTACAGGCAAGCCAGCTTCTCGAATATAGAATCCTACTAGGGTTGAGTAACTGCCGATACAATATTCAACATCGGGTTTGTAGGCCTTGCCATGAACCACAATTGGTAAACTAAGTCTTTGTGCTTGATCAACTAAAAATAATGCCAAGTTCTTTGCTTGTATCTCACGGGCATGCATCACTGTGTCGAATAAGTCATAGCCAATGTTGTATTCTTCGGCTAACCAACGCAGGGCAATGTTATCACGTGGATGGCAAGCACCGGCGTCGCCCATACCTGCTGTCATGTATTTAGGCCCCATGATGCGCATGGTTGATCGTGCTAGAGCATTTGTAACCACGTCCACATTGATGTGACCAATCTTCATGGCAAAGTCTTGAATCATGTTGACCAGTCCAACCTTGGCACTGATAAATGTGTTGTAGAAAATCTTGATGGCTTCGCATTCGTCCCATGTGCCAATTTCATAACGTGGATTATTCTGCATGATTGTTTCATACAAGTCTCGCAGTTCACCAGCAACTCCGGTTAGGTTGCCATCTTCGGTACCCAACATGATCATTTCTGGATTGACCATGTCCCATTTGACTGAGCCCATGGCAATTAAGTAAGGATTATATACAAACTGATGTTTGGTATTAAGCAACGGAACAAACTTGTTGCGAGTGGTTCCTGGTAATACAGTAGAGATTAGCACTACTTTTTTAGGTGTAGTAGCATGTTGATTAACTTTATTAATAGCGTCAACGACAGCATCGTGTCCAAAGTCTCGGGGAGTCATATGACTTGACGGAACGCTTCCATCGTATCCTTCGGCATGCGGAGTGGGCACAGCAATAAAAATCCACTCGCTTTCGTTGACTACTTCACTGATGTCACATACCTTTACTGAATCGCTAGTTCTTGGGTAAATGTCGTAGCCGCGTACTTCATGTTTTTCAGCAAATACTTCAGCACAGTCCAATCCTAGTTTCCCAATTCCAATGAATCCCACCTTGCATTTTTTCATTTTGTCCTTAATATAATAATTGAATACCGCAGACTATAATTTATCTGGGGTTTCACTGGGTATTAAGATTTTTTAAACACCGGAATAGGGTTCATCTTGTGTAGACTGCGGCTACGAATAGTACGATATTTTTTTAAATTATCCAACAATTCTGGAGTATTACATTGCATTTCACCTTGATCCATACGCATAGCAACTTCTAGATCAGCATAGCTAAGTCCACCCAATTGATCTTGATCTGTTCGCCCATCATCCCACAGGCCATCTGTGGGTGCCGCATTGACGATATCTTCAAGCACACCTAACTCACGGCCCATTTGCCATACTTCTGTTTTGTAACAGTCAGCAATGGGACTGATGTCCACCCCACCATCGCCATATTTGGTGTAAAATCCTACACCAAAATCTTCTACTTTGTTGCCAGTGCCTACCACAAGACCACCAACTGTTTGGGCAATTTGATATAGAGTGACCATACGCAGGCGACTACGACTGTTGGCCAAGCCCAACAAGTTTGGATAGGTAGCCAATCGACCTTCAAACTCATCAAAGGTTGAAGTTAAATCAATGATATCGTGACGCACATTGTCAAACTCGTTGCATAACCAAGCA